TATTACATTAATTATGTTAATCTTAATAAGTTGATTGATTCTGAAGAAAATATAGATATGGCAACCGTTGCCCTAGAAGAGGATTTCGCAGACGACCCTAGTATCAAGTCCGATGAAATAAATAAGACTAAAAAACCTTTAATATTAACAAATCACGATAAAGACGCAGGAACAAACCTATATATTACAAAAATGTCTCTTAACAATAAGTCAGGTTCAACAACTAAAATGTACGGTTATAAAAGGGTTTTGCAATATTATGAAGATGACTCAGAAGAGGGTTTAATTTCTCATGAAATAGAAGCGCTTGTAAGCACTAAGTTAAAGGACATTGAAGAACCTATGAAGGGTCGTAGGGACGAAGACAGGTACAAACATGAAATTAAAAGTAAATATGTTGGAAGAACTTCAGGCGACCCTGAAACTTCAAACACTCACCTAAATTACAAATACTCGGCAATAAACAACGCTCAGAATATAGCCGAAGCATCTAAAATGTCTTTAGATATTGAGTTAACGACATATAATCCAGCAATACATAGGTATCATAAAATTCCTATTTTAATTTATTTAGAAGATCCTGATAAAATAGCAATGGATAACGTTGGAAAGGACCAAAAAGAAAAAGACGGGTTCGATACCGATGTTAAAGATAATGTTGTTGGAAAAGTACAGGGCGGATTAGTCGTTGATGACTTTTTAAGTGGATTTTATACGGTTTCTGGTATTATTTATAAATACAGAGCAGGCGATCTATCAGTGCGGCAATCAATAAATCTATTAAGGAGAGAATGGCCTAGCAGACTTAATAATATTAACACAGAAACAGTTACAGCAACGCCTATAGCACCTACAGCGCCAACAACAGCTTAATTTATTTAATTAATAAATATATATATAATATGTCAGATTTTAAAACACAAAAAGAATTTAGAAAAGGGTCGTTTAAGAAGTATAAATACCAAGATCCTACGTTTCTTTCGTTTGCATTAATGTTTGACTACAGTAGTACTAGCTCTCCACTACTTTCTGAAGCTGCTGAAGGCTTTTTAAAAAAATTAGCAGATAATGAAGGTAATAACAGCACATACTATGCTGAAAGATTGGCAGACTTTATAGCATTTAAACAAGCTTTAAAAACGATTAATACAGAGCTTCCATGGTATTGGCAATCTTTAAAAGGACTTGAAAGATTACAAAATATAAATTCTGAAAACCCATACATGGGCGGTGACGATGCAAAACTTGAAATTGAAACACTAGAATCTTTAAACTTACCAATCGCTGGTTTAATGCACTTATATAAAAGTGCAGTATACGATATTCAGAGAGGTGGTTATATATTACCAGTAAACTTAAGAAAATTTAGGATGTGGGTATATGTTACTGAAGTTAGAACTATCCAGACTAAAACAACATTAGCAGGATTTGGACCTATTAACGACATAACTGTTACAAGCGCTTTAGATACTATCAGAGACATTGCAAGCAATGGGTTAAGTATACAAAAAAATAATGGTGAAATAGCGGGTTCTGAATCTAGACCGTATTTTATGATAGGCATTGGTTATTGTGAATTCGATTTAAGTTCAGGAACCTCAATTTTCGCAGACTTATTAAAAAGTCCAGAATCTAACGCTGTAAATACAATTCATATAAAATATGAAAAACTGGAAAAAGTAGAAGCCAGGGCGCTTAATGGTATTGTTGATCCACCAGAATACACGAAAAGTCAAATGTCACCTTCGCCAGAATCTGAAGTGTTTCAAGATAGTATCGCAGATATGATAAAGGCAAGGTTACTATCAAGGGGTGAAGAGCTTCAGTCACAGGCAGAACAAGCAGCTAGGTTATTTGCTATAGAAAAAAAGAACGAGTTAGAACAAGCAATAAGAAATAGGACCATAAATAGAGCACCTACGTTTGAAAATATATTTGCAAATGCTATTAAAAAAGCAGATGAAGCAACGGATATAGGTAGAGTTATTAGAGAAAATGTAAATGATATTCCACCAAATAGCACTGCTATCCAGGTTTTAGATAAGGCTGCAGCCTCTGCAGCAATTAATTTAGGTAATGCATATAGATAATGTCAACAGATAAAGAATTAAATAGCGATAATATTAGAGAAACTCATTGGATTGGTGAGGTTGTTGATAATGTAGATCCTAAGTTTTTAGGTAGATGCCGTGTTAAAGTTTTTGGTAAATTTGATAAACTACCAAATGTCGCTATTCCATGGGCAACTCCAATGAATAGGGATCTTGTAGGTTCTCATAATACACCAAACATTGGCACTGTTGTTGCTGTTCGATTTGACAATGGTAATATATATCACCCAGAGTATTGGTTTCAAATAGATCAAAGTAAAGCTTTAAAACAAGAAGTACTAGAGAGTTCAGCTGCAGCTCATAATGTTGTTTCGTTAGTTTATGATGATGTCAGAAATATAAGAATATACCATTCACCAGATGACGGATTGGTAATTGCTCGAGGAACTGGAGCTAAGGAAAGACCTTTGATTCAAATAGATGAAAATGGACATATCAAAATATCAACAACTGAAAAGATATTCCTTGACTCTGGAAATGTATTCTTAAGCAATACAGGTGAGGGTACCGAAAATGAAGAGGAGCCTGCAGTTCGAGGAGTTTCCTTACAGAAATGGCTAGATACTTTATTAGATGACTATAAGACGCATATACATCCAACGCCTACTGGGCCTACTGGGCCACCAACAGCTGTTACACCAGTAATTATATCTAAACTAAAGGTAACTCACGATACTTACCAACAAAAAAATAAATAAACATGGCAGAAATATCAGAAATGAGCACAGCATTAGATATTCTTTCATCTTCTGGGTCTCAAGCAATACCAGGTCTAGATTTTGAATCAGTAATTAGTAATATGGCAGAGGTTCAAGTAAAAGCGGTTGAAGCCCAGCTTTTAGAAGCAACTGGAGACGCTGAAGCAGCTAAGAAAGAAGCAAAGGAAATGAAAAAAGATCTAAAAAAGTTTTTATAAGGACCAGAAGCTAAAGCTCTTATAAAGATAGAAATCAATAATATAAAGCTTTCTTTCAAGGAATTGATTGCTGGTTTAAAGCAATTACCAGAGTCTGTTACTGCAACCACAGCAGCAGCAGTACAGCCTGCTGTAATTACAGTCCCACCAGGTGCTCCAAACGTTGCTCAGACTATTCTAGTCGTAAAGTCAAATATTAATACCTTTAAAACTATAATAGGCGTCCTTGCTATTATAATAGCCGGTCTTTTGGCTTCTGGTATTAAAATAAAATTTAAGTTACCTGATCAAGTTATGAAGCTTATAAACACTATTAAACAAGTTAAGCAAAAAATAGATGCCGTTCCAATTTAATATTAATTGAATATATAACTTATATTTTATTAACCCTTTAAAAAACAAAACAATGTCACAAGACGTTAAAACAAAAAAAGAAATAACAAAGTCAGGATTACTTGACTTTGATTGGGACGCTCATGTATCTGATTGTCCAAGCAGCTTTAGAAGGCCAAATACACATGTCAAATCACCCGAGGGTGTAGTTGTTTATTCAAGAGCGCCATACGCTCAGGAATTATGCGATTTGATGGAGCGATTTGAAACAGCATCACCACGAGTATTCAATGTAATTATCGGAGAAACACACACAGGCGACGTTTATTCAGTCGATAGTGAATGGGCTTCAATTGATATTGGGCATAGAGAAATGGTGTATGTTGATATGTCTAAGGAGAATCAAATATCTAAGGATATATTAATACCTGGAGCTAATCTAACAGTGGAGATAGTTGCTGATAGAATGTCTAACTCTAGAGGATTTATAGTAGGTTCTGTAGAGGCTGGTATTAGAGCAGCGGCACTAAGAGAAATGCTAGAAGCTACTGAAGAGCAAAATGTTGCATACATTGGAACTGTAACTGGAATGATTCCAAACGGAGGTTATTTTGTGGATGTTCAAGGTATTGATTGTTTCATGCCAGGCTCTCTTGCAGGGATTAATAAACTTGTAGACTTCGAGTCTGTTGTTAACACTGAAATGTATGTAGTTCCTATGAGTTATTCTCAAGAAAGAGGCACTGTAATAGTTTCACATAGAAAATATTTACAAGCACTTATCCCTGGTAAAGTTGAAGAACTTAGAAACAACTTAGGAGAGACTAAAACTGGAAATGTTACAGGTTCTGCTAAGTATGGTGTATTCGTTGAGTTTGATGGATGTTTGACTGGAATGATTCATGCAAATGACTTAGAGCCAGAAATGGCTAGAAAACATAAAGATAGAGAAATTCAACCAGGAGACATTATTGTATTCAAAGTTAAAGAAATCATAAGTGATAGTAAAATAACATTAACTCAAGTAGAGTATGTTGAGACTATAGATCCTTGGAAAGAAATTGCAAGTAAATACAAATCTTTTCCTGTCGAAGTCGTAGGTATTATTAAGTCTGTTAAAGAATATGGTGTATTCGTAGACATTGGTGATGGAATCGTCGGATTATTACACGTTTCCGAATTGCCAGAAGGTATTGAAATAGACACGATATCTAAGAATGATAATATAACAGTTCAAATCACACGAATCGAAGTTGATACTAGAAAGGTTTTCTTGAAACTATAATTGTTAATAAATTTAACATAAATTAAAACCCCAGATTAATCTGGGGTTTTTTATTATAATAAAAACAAAGGAAATATACCTTCTACTCTATCCAATTCAAATAAAAAGAGTAAATCAATTTGTTTTCGGATAAATATAGATAAATATAATACGATTTAATCAAATTATAATAATCAATGAATAACCTTAATGATGCTGATGTTTTAAAGAATGCCCTAGTTGGCGTGGAGTTCGAATTCTTCTCAAATTTTAGCGCCGAAGAAACGGCAAAGAAATTAGAGGTACTACTTAGTAAAAAAATTCATGTTGAAACAAAGGCGCATAGTGATTTTGAAGTAACTCAAGACGAATTCAAAATAGAACCTGACATGTCGGGCGGCGCCAAACTTCTTGAATTAGTCACAGGAGCCCTTCCATACTACGCTGCTCGTTTAATGATTATTAATATGTGTGCTTGGATTGAAGAGAACGGGTACACCAATGATAGAACTTCAATTCACTTGAATTTATCTTTTGACAAATCTAAAGTAGATTGCAAATATAGAATCTCCAAGATGAATGTTCTTAAATTCATTTTAGATTTTAATGAAGAGCAGGTTTTTAAATTCTTTCCAAAGAGAGAAGACTCTGCATACGCAAAATCAATAAAATTTGTTCTACCAAAAGAAGACACTTATTTCTTCGATGGTAAACATGTTAACCAACAGAACTTTATATATCCTGATAGCAAATACTATGGTGTTAATTTCGATAAGAGACATAAGAATTATTTAGAGTTTAGATATGTTGGAGGTGCTGACTGGGAAAAGAAAACAACAACGATACTTTACTTAGTTGACCGGTTTTTGTTACAGTTGTGGAAATCTACAGAAAACACTGAATTTAATTCTTTGAATGCAATTGAACTTAAAAGAATAGTCGCAAGCAATCAAAGAATAATAGATGCTAGAAAGAATTGGAAGACAATTAAAGACAATTGGAACGATATTAAATTTACAGTTGACTTAAGTGACAATCCAAAGATAGTTGACCTTTACTGGCCTTCAGTAAAGGAGAGAGTAATGCGGCTATTTACGTTTGGTGATCTTTCAAAGGGTCATATTAACTATGATTCAGATTCAGGTAGAATTCAAGTCGCTAATGGAAGATTAGAATATTGCGTAGACCTTAGAAACTATGAATTCGTTAATTGTTTCTTAAGAGGAGAATTCACTGAGTGCGATATGTATGGATGTGACGTAAAGGGATCTGACATTCATTATTGTAACTTCTATTCTTCTACTCAGATTAGCGACTCAAAATTGGATGGTTCATATATACATGGATCTTGTGTGGTTACTGATAGTTATATATATGGAAAGGGAGTATTTAAAGGAACAATGAATGGAGGAATCTTTAGAGAAGGTTCTTTTGATAAAAAACTAGCTAAATTTAATGATGTTGAAATCGTTAAATCAAAAGCAATATAAATAAATAACTAAAAAAATGAGCAACATAATTGTAGGTAATGAATCATCGAATGTAGATCCAGTATGGGCTTCAACATGTTTCACTGAGTTTGTTAATGAGCTAGCAGATGAAATAACTGGATCTTGTATGATTCCGATGAACCTTCCGAGAGCAGAGGTTCAGAACATTGTTAAGAGAGCTAAGAAATGGTTCTATAAAAACTATGAGTACTCTGTTAGAGAGAATTTCATGGTTTTACCAATTGCTTTGTTTTCTTCAGATCATTTTAAAAATTCTAGAAGTTTTACATTACCTGGAATGGACTTAACTACTGGAGGTAACGAAGTTTATTCAGTTTATGGGTTGTTCGAGACTGGAGCTAATTGGGGCGGGTCTATGGATATTAACTTTACTCAAGGAGATTTTGGAGTTGAAAGAATGTTGATGGGCGGAATGTATGGAGGCTCAAACACTGGAGCTGCAGCTGAAAATTTACAAGCATATGTTATTAATGAAAGTTTCTTTGATTTAGCTCGTCAAATTATACATAATCCTTTAAGTTACAATTATAATCAATTGACTCACGAGTTACGATTCACTGGAGAATCACCAAAAAGAGATGTTATACTAAATATCTATGAAACTGTTCCTGAATGCGCGTTATTCCAAGATGAAGCTTTCTTTAGATATTGCGCTGCTAAGGTTAAAATTTCTTTAGGGCAAAAGCTAGGAATCTTTGGGTTCTCGCTTCCCGGAAATATTCAAATAAACCCAGACTTAATTAAAGGACTTGGTGAAGAAGAACTTGATAAATTAATAGAAGAAATTAAGAGTGATGAAGGAACTGACTGGATGATGCACTCTTAATTTCTTCTATTAATTTAACAGAAGTTCAATACATGTATAATGCTGGATATTACAGAGTATAGAGTGTCTGATATGTTTGTATTTAGCATGACAGATGGTACTAAACACAATATAAGTTTATAAACTTTAACAAAATTTAACACTTTAAATTTTCATGTTAACCATAAATTGATTAGATTTACATATAAATTAAGAATATGAGGGTAGGTGTAATTGGAGGAAGGTCATTTGTTGATTATTGTTTATTAGAAGATACGTTACAGCAATTAGAAATAAGTCTTTTAGTAAGTGGTGGTGCGAATGGAGCTGATGCATTAGCTGAAAAATATGCTACCAAACATTTTATAGAAACTTTAATTTTTAAACCAGATTGGTCTATCGGAAAGTCAGCCGCTGCATTACGAAACTTAAAAATCGTAGAAAATTCTGATATTATAGTTGCGTTTTGGGATGGAAAATCTAAAGGAACTAAAATGACAATCGATATGGCTGGACATAAAGGAATACCAGTTATTTGTAAGATATATACTTAAAAATATTTGTAAGATATATACTTAAAAATAGAGTATATGTTAGATTTTAGTCAATTTGCCAAAATAATAAACGAAGGGTTTATTGTAAAGGATAATGTTGTTTATTTTGACGCTAATAGTTCAGATTTCATTAATACGTCGTTCGGAAAATCCAAAGGTTTAAAACCATTTGAATCAAAAATGGAGAATGGTGTTATATACTCTGTATATAACAAAGATAAATATTCTGAAGATAAAAATATGTATAAAGACGTTCTAGATACAATTAAAGGACAGAGTACTAAATATACAATGGACTATAATAGCTACAAATCCTTTATTAGTAGAACTGCGATTTATATGGCAAACTTAATACTAAAAGAAGGAATTGACACTATTTTAATAATGGATAGTTCTTCTCCATTATTAACAGACTTAACACTTGAAATAAACAGAAGACTACCAAAATATTTCGAGATGTTTACTTTCAATAAGCAAATTTTTAAAAACCCAGATATACAGGACATTCATATTGATACTATGGGAATAGATATATCTGATACCAATTATAAAAGTATCGAGAGCAGTATCAAAAAAATGAAAAGAGAAGGCCATTTTAAAATTCATAATATTTTTCTACCAAATAGAAAATTTGTTAAAAATTGGCTAAAAATAAATGATAACGTGTTGTCAAAAATCGTAGATAAAAAAGTAGCATTAATTGATGACATATTTACAACAGGATCAACTATATATGAGGCTTCAAGATTGATAAATGACGCAGGAGCCTCATATATAATGGCACTTACTATCGTTAAAGGTAAATAAACTTTAACAAATATTTAATACTATTAATGGAACATGGATTTGTCTTGGATGATACGTGTTGAACCAGGGAAGACATAGAGTATAGCGACTATATAATATATAAAAGAAAGAGGTTGCTCTAGAAGTGAAAGATGAACCCCTGATAGACCTTGAATTTTAATAATTTAACAGAAGTTCAATACATACATAATGCTGGATATTACAGAGTATATGATAACGTGTCTGATACGTTTGTATTCACTGAAAAATTATAATATATACTAGTATGGAATTATATATAAAATCTATTGAAGACCCTAATTTTGACAGTAATCAACTACAAGTCGATGAAGATATTCAATTACTATTGCTTCAAATTGAAACTTTATTGTTTACTAGTCCTGGTGATGTTTTAGGAAAAGATACTTTTGGTTTAAGTCTAGAGGACCTTATCTACACATTTCAATATAATGACGATATGTTAAAGGGAGTTATTGATACTGCGATAGCAAGATATATTCCTCTTTCTTCTAAGTTTCCAGTAAGCGTAGTTGTAGAGTTTATGGAACAAGCAGACAGAAATATAGTCTACGTAGATATTAGCATAGATAATAAGTACGGAATAGGACTTTATATATAATATATAACTTATAAATACAATGGCACAATATAACTTTAAATTTTTATCAACCGCTAGAATAAAGACTGCTGATATGTTAGCAGACACTAGAACATATATTTCTAGAGTATATGAAAGAACTGGTAATTTGTTTACAACAGCATCACCATTCTCTCAAATACTTGAAGTTTTGACCGAGCTTACAAACTTAGTATTCTTCTATATTGAAGATGCTACAGTAGAGCAAAATATCTTGACTGCTCAAAACCCTGAGTCTGTTTATGGTCTTGCAAGACTTGCAGGTCATGACGCGTTTAGAGGTTCTTCAGCGGTTGGCGAAATTAAAATAAGACTAAACACAAGTGCATTTCATGAAATAGCTGGAGATGCTATTAATATTCCAGCAAACACTATTATAAAGGCTAGCAAAAATGGTCTAGAATACGTTTTAAAAACTAATGCTGATCAATTTAGAATAGAAAAAAGCAATGCAGACTATATATATGTTCCGATAGTACAAGGTTCTACTGAAAAACAATCAGTAACAGGTACTGGTTCAAAATTACAGTCATTCAATGTTATTGTTAAAAAGAATACAGATCATCACTCAGTTAGAGTAAGTGTTAATAGTGAACTTTGGACTAAATACGATTCTTTATATGACATGCGAGTTGGTACTAAAGGATATATTGTTAAGACTGGGATAACGGGAGGCTTAGATTTTTATTTTGGGAATGGGTCGTTTGGTGCAATTCCTAGACAAGGATCTAGCATTGTTATCGAATATATTATAACTGCAGGTTCTAAGGGTAATTTAACAGGCTCTAAAGACCTTAACTTCAAGTATATTTCTGAAGGATTTGATTCTCTTGGAAATTCATATGACTTAAACAAATTGCTAGAATCTTCATTCACAACAGCTCCTGTTATGGGATCTGACCCCGAACCAATGGAACTTACTAAGATAATAGCACCACTACAAAGCCATTCATTCGTGTTGGCAACTCCTAACAACTACGAGGCATTCTTATCAAGATATGGTATGTTTTCATATCTTGATGCTTACAATTCAACAGATGATGGGTACCTTGACGATGACAATGTAATTTATTTGTTTATGTTACCTGATACTGCCAGAAAACTTTCAGGAAATAATGACTATTTTAACTTGCATAAAGAAGAATTCTTTTTCTCTGAAGACGAAAAGAATGGAATCTTAAAAGTTCTAGAAGAATCAGGCCAGCAAATGGTAACTACTGAAGTTAAAATAGTAGATCCAAAGGTTCAATACTTTAGAATGGATATTAAAGTTAGATACTTTGAAGGATATATTAAAGCAAACATATATACTGCTATACGATCTAAAATATCAGAATATTTAATTAATATAACTAGAAGAGACAGGTTACCTAAGTCAGATATTATAGCGTTATTAGAAGGAATTGATGGAATTGATTCGGTTAATGTTAGATTTGTTTCTGAAAAAGAGGAGACTGCGAGAAGACTTGGTTATTATATAAGTGAAATTGTTACAGTTACTCCAAGTACTCCAGTTTTAGAGGACATTGGCAACGGAAAACAAAAATACGTTTTCTTCAAAAGAAGCGTACAGTCTAATCAAGTTATTTTTGAAGCTGGAGCTGCTCTTCCAGAAAATGTAATTAATCTAGATTCTTTTGGGGATATTCTCTTAGAAAAAGAAGAGGTTGCTTTATTTAGAGGCGGTTGGAAAGATAGGGATGGTTTTGTTGTTTTAGACGATGTTAAAATGGGAGAAATGGCAGCACTTTCAATTTATTTTGATGAGCCTGCGGTACCAAACAGTGTATTTAGTAAAATACAAGCACAAAATAGAAAATTGTTATGATGGATTTGAATAGTGATTTGTTTAAAGTACGTAAGAAAAAATTGTATGATAGTAAGTTAATTATATTAGATGATAGATTACATGGTGTAAATGATTACCGTGAAAACATATTGTTAAACTCTATTTCTAAATATATTTTACGAAATAATACAATGAATGACTTTGCTATATTAATACAAAATGTAATTGCTGATTGGGTAGATTCGGTAACTTATTTAAAAGTATATAAGTCCTTTACCGTCCAAAAGAACTACAAAAAAGTTAGATAACAATGGTTTATAATAATTTAAGATTCTTTGATAGCGAGTCGAATGACCTTAATCTTCTCTATAATTCCACATCGGATATATGGGAAGGTGTTTGCTATTTACCTGTAGTTTCTGTTGGTTTATATGAAACTCTTACTATTTATATTTTAGAAGAAACCCAAGGACCTCTTGGAAACGCGAAGTATATTACACCAATCGCAGCGACTCCTTCAATTTCACCAAATATAACAGAAACTACCTTTAAATTAGAGTTCTTCAGTGGATACGATTACAGTGAAGACATATTTTTATATAGCGCATCTAATACTAACGGCAAACTAGAAATTCAAAAAGATAAAACTCAAACATTTAGTTTATTGCCTTCAACAACATCTACTTCACTTAACAATTCCGGTATAAAAATAATTGAAGAAAATATAGAAATGCACCCTATTAAATGCAATGTTGCTTTAATGAGTCATGAGGATAATTTTCACACTAGATTGTTAGATGTTACTGAGGTTGTGACTATAAAGGATGCTAATAACGTTATTGTTTCTAATACTGAAACTTTAATTGCAACCATTAGGATTTATGGTGAAACTGAGGAAGAAGACGAAAGACTTTCAGTATTACTAGCAAACATGGGTATGTCAATTACACCAGAAGACTATGTTATTCTTAAAGATTCAAATGTTAAGGAACTTTCTCCTGACTGGATCTTATTGAATCAAAAAAGAAAAGAACTTCTATTAGAAGCTAGTAAAATTAAACCATTCGTTGGCACATACAAAGCTATATTAAATGCTATTGATTTCTTTGGGTATGATAAAATAACTCTTAAGGAGTATTGGTTAAATATAAACGAGCAATCAGAAAACTTTGGTAAATTAAAGGCTGTTGCTGTTCCTAACCAGGACACTGTTGGTTTTTTAGCTAATAAAAACAAGGGTAATGAACTTCCAAGCTCTAACCTTAAGAAAACTAGTCGTTTTAGCCTAGTTTACAGACTAAACGAAGCTGATGGTAAAGTTGACGAGTGGGATATCCCTACCGTTACTGAATCTACTGATTATTCGCCAGATGAAGTGATGATTAAGCTATATGGTTTAAAAAATAAACTCCAAAAGGACTTTTTACCTCTTCAAGCAAAGATAATAGATATTACAGGTGAAGGTGACTATTTCTCTCAATTTAACTTAAATGTTTGGCACAACCAACATGTTATAAAACAGCAAACAGCTGGTCAAAACATTGAGTTTAGTAGGTTCCCAGAAACAAAAAAATTATATATTGAAGACCTTAGAAAGGTTGACTACCGATTAACTGGAATTAACCAAGACTTTTCAATACTTTCAGAAGCTGATCGCGTTGCAATAATAGCTTCTATAAAAACATTCTACGATGGATATTATGATGAAGACATGTCTACTTTTAATACAGTCGCAGGTATTCCAATAGGATGTCCAGTTATATTAAAGGCAGATTCATTCCTTGAGTCATGGGACTCTGCTGAATTTTCATTTATGGATGCATCCGATACCGGAGATCATATGTTAACATGGGAAAATTGGTGGAATCAAGGAATTTATGAAATAGAATGGACAGTAACTGGACCTAATAACTATAAAAAAACATATAGAGGAGGAGTTGGAACTA